ACAGCTTCGCCCCCACCTTCTTGGCAATATCAGCCAAAGTGCCCGACCACCACGTATCTTGCCGATGGAGAGGGGTGAGAGCCATGCTCACCAACTCCCGCACAGCATCCCGAAGGTCGGCCTGCTCTGCTTGCGCTACCTCGCGGCCCTTAAGGTAAGCGCTCTGAATTGGTGGGCTTGCCGTCACCCATCGACCATTCTCGTTTCGCTCAACATATCCATTCTGGTCTGCGCGATAGTGATAACCCTGAGGAGTCGTCCACCCTACCCACTCCCTGCTCTCAGCTTCGATCAGCGCATCGAGAGCGGCTTTGGCATCGGGCCAATCTTCAGTAGACGGCTGTACTAGGGAAATAACCCATATCCCGTCAGTGGTTAACTCTTCAACAAACCAGCCTCCCGTATCTCCCCTGCGCCACCGATATGTTCTGCCGTCCTTGCCGATGTACTCACCAGGACTCATGCTTGCCCCCTCTTCCACGGCCCCTCTGTCGCCTTGCTGCAATACTCATCTATGCGGTCTAGGTCAATCACAGCTTCGCCTCCACCCTCTTGGCGACGGTTACAGCGTAATCAAACCAAGCTCGATTTACGACAATCCCGCCATAGTCAACACCACATCGGCTGGCGACCGTCACCGCCTCCACCAACTCCCGCACAGCATCCCGCATCTCCGCCTGCTCCGCCTCTGCCACCTCACGGCCCTTGCGGTAGGCTTTGGGCCAGCGCTTGTCGGTGGGATTCGTCAACCCTCTCCAACAGCAGATGCCTCCTTCATGCCTCACTTGCGGGTCTGAACCGTCTGCCTGGATACGGGCGTTATCGTCGATCTCCACCCACCCCTCGCTCTCGGCCTCGGCCAACTCGTGACGAGCTTTCTCGGCCTTTTCGATGTCGGGGAAACGTGCACACCGAAACCACACCCCGTCGATACGCTCCCTGTGCTCATACTCGTCGAGATCGTGTGCCCATCCGTATCTAATGCCGTTGACTTCGTACTCACCTGGATTCATGTTTGCCCCCTTAATCTCTTGCTCCGGCACCTTGGTACACACTCCATCCTTGAGCAGCGGCCCGTTCCTCCGCCGCTGATTGCATCTCAAACGTCTGCGCCGCTCCATCGAACACGAAGCTCTCCATGCCTGTTTTCCCCATGCGAACCTTAGCGACGATGAAAGCCCCTTCATCCTTGGCCGTCTTGTTGCTCTCGTCCCGCTCCCGGTACACGAAGATGATCTGATCGGCCGCGTTCTCAATGGCTCCCGAGTCGCGCAGGTCGAAGATTCCCGGCACGTAAGCCTTGAGCCGTTCCTGCGGACGTGAGAGTTGCGAGAGACAAAGGACAGCGCATTCATACTTTTGTGCGAGGTACTTGAGCCCGTAGGCGTTGCGGGTGGTGCCCTCCGTCCGCGACAGAGTACCGATATCGAGCAACTGGAGGTAATCGACAATCAACAGATCGGGCCTCAGCGCCTCCGTGAGTTCCTCGATCTCGCTCAGTAGCCGCCGATATACCAGGTTAACGTTGCGGTGGTACGGCATCCCCTCGGCAAGCTCGAATGCGTACTTGTCGTTATGCTCCGGCTTGCCCCCGTAGAGCCTGCCCGTATCGAGGCCGAACCTCTGAGCAACTCGAATCGCAATCTCGTCTGCGGACATTTCCAGGCTGACCATGAGAACGCTATGTTCTTGACGAGCGGCCGCAATCATCGCCTCGATTGCCGCTGCGGTTTTGCCCGTGCCCGGGTATCCCGCCAGGAACGTGATCCAACCGGGACGCATACCCCGCGTGAGCTTGTTAACTACCGGCCACGGATAGTCGATACCTCGCGGCATAGGCGTCTCGGCATAGACGGCGACCGAGCGCACAGCTTCCACCAGATTGACAACCCCATCCGGAAGCGGAGGCCGCAATACAAGTTGCTTGAGTTCGTCGGCCGTTCCCCCGTTGCGTACCCAGTCGGTAACGTCTCCCTTGATCGGGAGCCCGGGAAGATTGAGCACCGTAGCGTCGGCTGCGATCCCGGCAAGCGCCCCTGTTACCAACTCCGCGTGTTGTTTCCCGGCCTCGTCGTTGTCTGGCAGGATCACGACGTGAGCACCGCGCAAAGCCTCGGAACACTCACGCGGCCATTTGCCGGCCCCTCCCGCATTGCACGTAGCCACCAGTCCGAGGGCCTCCAGGGTGTGAACGTCCTTCTCTCCCTCGACCACGAATACCCGGCGCCCGGCCTCTACCGCCTTGCGGACAGTGGGCAGGTGGTAGAGCACCCGCGGGGTGTTCCCCAGGCTCCATTCCCAATCATCGCCCACCGGCCGACGTTGCCGGAAGTCCTTGGGAAAGAAGCGGACCACCTGGAACAGGAGCTTGCCCGCCTCGTCGGTGTAATCGTAGGTGGCAAGGATTTCCCCCTTGCCCTTGGGATCGTCGGGGAATAGCTCCTTCACGTCCAGGCGCAGGGCTTCGAGAATATCTGCAAGTTCGCACCCGGCATGGCAATGCAAAAGAATCCGCCCGTCCGTTCCCTCCGAGACGCTGAGCGACGCCCGCTTGTCATCGTGGGCCGGGCATTGAGCCGTCCATCCCTTACCGGCGCGTTTTACTCCGTGGAGCATCTTGAGCAGATCATCGACGTGAATCATGCTGAACCATACTTTTCTCGTAATTGCTCCATGCCGGACTTCTGCACCGGAATTTCATCGGTCCATCTCTCCCCGTTTAACCAAGTAGACGCCAGCGGAATGAATTGGCGATCTCTCTCGGCCAATATCGGAGCAAGTCGTTCGATACCTTGCAGCACAGTATCCACTCCGGCCTTTTGTATCGCTGTCTTGAATGCCTTGCGAGCCTGTCCCTTTCCCTCCTTACGTGGGTAGAGTTTCCAGAATGCGTCAAATTTGGAGTCGTCCGGCGCTGTGCGCTGGACAATATGTTTAGTCTCTCTTGTATCTATGTATTCAATGGGCACATCCTGGTGTGCCTCGCTCAGCACACTCTCGTGTGCCTCGCTCATTACACTCTCGTGTGCCTCCCCCTTATTATGTGGCCCCTCGTCGTGTGGCAGGCCCATGACTAGGGTTTTGGCTACGCTCCAACGCCCCCATGCCTCATAATTCTTGTTCAGACTCCAAACAGCACTACATCCGAAGGACGGAGCACGTACCTGCTTGAGCACTCCCTCGGTTTTGAGTTCGCTCAAGCTCCGCTGGATGCTGTTCCTGTGCCGCCCCGTGATTCGTTGCAGCAAAGCTTGAGAAATCGGAGCGCTTTTCTTGCCGTGATCGCCATAAGTGCGTCGTATCACTGCCAACACAACTTCTTTGTGGGTAGCGGGCATGTGCGATAGCAGAATCGCGTCAAACAGCTCCTTGGAAAACTGAACGAAGGGCGTAGGCTGAGGGTTAGCCATCGGACTCTCGGTATCTGACGCGGATTGTCCAGTTGTTGCCTTCATCAGGTGATGTCCAAACAATAGAAGCTACGCCAGTTTCTAAGTTCCTATATATGCTTGCGTACTCGCATTGTTCGAAGTTAAAAGCTTCTTCATCGTGTTCCATCAATAAGAGGTAAATGAAAGAACGAAGACACCGTTCATGTTCTTCCAGCGCTGCTATTTGCTGTTGTGCTTCTTTTGTTTTTGCCGCAACTTCGCTTGGATCTATACCGTTAGTCATATTGCGGCATACCGCGAATAAATAGGGTTTCCATTCGTTGTCATATCGTAGTCGTCCAGATTTGATCTTGGGCCCCACAACAGTAAAAGCTTTTTCTACTACCTCGGGCGCATTATTCGCCAGAAGTCGCCTAACCAATGGCTCCGATGGTGCCCAGCTAAGACCGGAAATGTTGTACCAATACTCAATAAGTGAATCGACAGCTCCAGCAAGCAATTTGTCTTTCTGTCGCTTTGCCTTCTGATATCGTTTGAGTTCGGCTATTTCTTGCTGTGTCTTCAACCACATAAGATCAGCATCGGGACGTACGATTCTGTCTCCCAGTGTGCGTTTGCCCTTGCCGCGGTTGCACTTATCACATGCGGTGATGAGGTTCTCTTGTTCATTGCCTCCGCCTTCAGCTACCGGACGGATATGGTCAACTTCAAGAACAACTTGGGGGGGCTGAGCACCGCAATACTGGCAAGTGAAGCTATCGCGCTTGAAGATCTCGAAGCGGAGCTTTTTGGAGAGGGTTTGCCGTTTGGCTTGCGTGGTATCATTCACGTGTCACCTCGCCTAGTTCGAGTGTGTCCGCGTCCCGGGAGTTCACCGCTCGCCGGGACACCTTTGTATCCATCATACCTCTCCCCCCGGACGCTCCGACTCCCGGTAGGCAGCAAGAGCGCGGGCAAGGTTTGCGCTTGCGGGTGGGTCTTGTGCCTCTGCCGCCTCCAGCACAGCCTCCAGCCGCTTCACACGCTCGACTTCGGCAGCGGTGCGAGGTAGGAAAGCACTCTCCAGTGCAATCCTGACGTTGGAAGCTAAATGCCAACCGTCTATGTCGTCGACCAGTGCAAGACTGTCCCGCAGGAGTCTGTTCTCGGCAAGCAGAGCATCGCGCTCCCCTTGGCACTTCCCGAGCGCAACCGCGCTGGAGACGCCACGCTGTATCGCCTCGTCCCGCTCGTCCATCGCAGCCAGAGCGGTTTGGAGGGCTTCGCGCTGTCCCGAGTCTCGCAGGTACGAGGGGTCATCCGGCTTGACTCCGGACCAGCGTTTGAGCCGCCGCTCCACTTCTTCACGAGTCAGCATCCGAGCCTCCCCCCTCAATGCCGAGAAAAACACGGGCTTGGACAAAAGCACAGTCCGACTCGTGCCGCATGTTGGGATAGTCAAACGCGCAAAACGGACAGGCAGAATACTCACTGTCGTACTGCAACGGGTCCATGTCGGTCCACACCCATAGCAACGCCCGCGCCTGCTCAAGCTGCGATTCCAGAGTGACGATGCGGGCGCGAAGAGCGATGTTCTGTTCTTCTTCATACTTTCGCGCTTTGCTCATTCCTGGGCCTCCAGTTCGGTAAGGGCGGCACGCAGGTCTTCCATATATTCCACGACAACCCACATCTTCATGATGCCGTATGCAGCGGGCATCGCGTCATCGATTACCTTCGCCGCCTCCGCCACTTTCAGCAAGGCGCGAAGCTCACGCTCCCAAATCTGCGGGGCGGTCTCATCCGAGTAGCCGTACCTCATACGCTGGCGATCATGTCGCCTAAGCCGCGCCTTGATTGACTCAATGCTCATGCTCCCCCTCCCGTCACCATCACCCAAATCATCAGAGCTGTCATGGCCAGCACAGCCAGGGATATGCAGGTAAACACCAAGACGAACACCCAGTCATCAATTCTCATCTTCGATCATCTCCCATAGCCAATCAGTGTATTTCTCCCTCGCCGCAGCCCGCGCCGCATCCGCAGCCCACGCCGCATCCGCAGCCCGCGCCGCAGCCGCCTCCAGCACAGCCTCCAGCCGCCGCACACGCTCGACTTCGGCAGAGATCAGAGAAGGGATTGTCAGGACAGCACAGGCGTCACCATCGCTGCATCGGCTGCACCAGTAGTCCCCTTCGCAGTACGATTTACGCTGTCCATCTATCTCACAGTGGAACACATGAGCCTCCAGCGCCTCTCTCAGCAGCCGCCCCTCTGCTGCGAGAGCATCCCGGTCGGCTATAGCTTCCTGATATTTGCTGTAGTAGCTGACGGCCATCTGTGAGTCACGCTTTTTGGCTGTCAGTATCTCGTCCCGCTCGTCCATCGCAGCCCGGTACTCTCTCAACAGCGTCTTCGCATCAATGATGGACGCCCAGTAGCGCACCATCCCGCCGTGTATTTCAAAGTCGCTGAGGTTGCGTTGCAGGGTGTTCTCGATGCGCTCCACTTCCTCACGAGTCAGGCTCATGCTCCCCCTCCCGTCACCATCACCCAGATCATCAGAGATGTCAGGGCCAGCGTAGCCAGGGATATGCAGATCATCGCCACGGCGTACAGCCAGTCGTCAATTCTCATCACTCCCCCTCGACATACTCGATTAGCTCCTCCAATGAGTGCACCAGCCAATACGCTCCTCCGTGTACCTCAAGTGCGTTCTGGTATTCCATCTGGCGTGCGCTTTGCCGGCCCCTTGCCGTCTTTACCTCGATCTCGACTGTGCGGCCGTCCTTGGTCGCTGTCATGTCGGGCAGGCCCGGATAGCAGCCGAGCCCCTGAAGGTTCCAACGCACGAACCAACCCCGTAGACTGAGATAATCCCGTACCTGATGTTTGATCTTGGTTTCCGGCTGGGTGCCGCCCTGTTTGGTGAGCAGACGACGCCCTTTCTCAGTAGATACGCGCTCTACCATGTCGTCACCCAGTACCAGAGCCGCCGATACCACCGCACTCCCCGATACTCGGGAAAGCATCTCCGCAGGTCCGCACGTTCGCGGGCCCGGTAATGGATGTATTCTCTAATGGCTCGGTCGAGGCTATCCATCTCTAAACCTCCATCTTAAGCTGAGCCTTTTGGCCGAGTACCATCTGCCGAGGATTTACAGGGGTTTCGTCCTCTGGCGGGAACCCCCGACGAACGTACTTCTTACCAGGCTCACTCTCGGGTTTAGTGTTGCCGCAGTGAGGGCAAGGCTCGTAATAAATGTTTCTGCCTGGGTGCTTCGGACACGGATAGAAGTACTTATCTTCCATCTCTACTCTCTCCCATTCCACAAACGTGCCGTCCAACATGCCCCCGAGTATCTCCGCCGCCCACTCCTGCCCGAGGTCCCGGTAGACGCCCTCGATGAATGCGCGGTCTGCGGGGTCGGGCAGGAGGTCCTCAAGGCGTCTACTCTCCGTCATCCCGGCGAGCGTCTGAGATGAGTTCGTCCCAGGTTGCTTTGCCGAGTTCGTAGGCGTCCCAGTCGATCTCGTCAGGCGGGTCAACGGGGGGCTCTGGTGTGTAGATATCAAGCATCACTCATCACCTTCGTCGAAGAGCAAATCGCAGAGACCGTATTGTTCAGGAGGCTCTAGTCCAAGTAACCGATAGCCGTCTGGTATCCATGCCGGGTTGTTATATTCGCCTTCTGGGACTTGAAGGCATCTCGGAGCCAAGATGAATTCGAGGGGATTAGGGCCGGGTGGCAAATCGCAAGGGACGACAAAACGAGGATGAGCCCCTTCCGCCAACGTGCATTCGATTATGAGGTCCGTGTCGGTGAAGTGGATCTTCTTATCACAGCAGCACGCGCATGCTTTGTGAAGTGCCGCCATACCAGGAGATGCTTCGGGCGCGTTCCTCGTTGCGCGGTCTATGTTCGCTCTCTTCTGAGCTTCCCATTCCTCGTCAAGCATCGCCATAGCTCCTAGAACGGGATTCCGTCATTGCCCGAAGTCGCCCCGAAGTCAACATCAGCGAAGTCTCCGGCAGGCGGCGCGGGCTCTGCGGCGGGCTGATCTGTGCACGGGAACACGTCTTGGATCTTGTAGCTGGAACGCGTCACCCCGTCCGAGCCCGTGTACGGATCGTCAACCACGTGGATGGTTCCCACGCGGCCGATGAACTTGTCGGTGTCGAGTTTGAGCTTGGACTGTGGTATCTCCGCTCCGAGAGCCTCGAGCACGCCCTTGAGCTTCCAAAGCGCATCATCGACAAGGGAGGTCATGAGATACCCAACGCCCCCCTCACTGCCCGGCTCGATACTCACGAAGCACCAGTTGAGATAGTCGCCCTTTTTGCCGGCCCTTACCTCGATGCTCTTGACGCGGGCCTTGTACGATCCGGCCGGGAGATACCCGGCACCGGACTCCACGCCGGTGAAGTCAACGTTTAACACTGTCATGCGGCTACCCCCTTGGCTTTGGGTTTATAAGATTCGGGAAACATCACCCGATGAAGGGCATCGAATCCCAGAGGAATGACGGCCGGAACGTTCACGCCGTCCGGCACTCTGACTTTGGCCCTGCGCCCCTTGGACGGGATGATCTGGCCGGGATAGCTAATCCGGCCTTCCTCGTCCTTCTGGGGTCCGGGGCAGTACACGACGGCATCACACCAACCGCAGAGTTCATCGGGGAGGGTCTTGCCGTTCAGCGCCGGACGGGTGACGTTCTCGCCGTCGACTTCCACGTCCTGTGAGAGCGTGATGAATACCACGTTCAGCGGCAGGTCACGAAATGCCCGGCAGAGCTTCCTCATCTTGTCAATGTTTGCTCCCCAGTCCGATTCACTCACGAGATCGTTATAACCCCGCTTGACGGCCGGGAACTTGCGAACGATGTACTCGTTGAGTTTCTTCTGAACCTCGGTCAGTGAGTCGATCACCACGGAGAGGTACTCGTGCTTTTCGTGCTTGAGAAAATTGAATGCCTCCTCCAGGTCCTCCCACTGGTCGATAGTCCATACATCGATCTCGCGGTCTCTCACCGACAGGAGGCCCGACTCGGCTGAGAGGAACAGGGGTTTCGGCCAGGTAGCTCCGGCCGTTGTCTTGCCGCTCCCCGGTGGGCCGTAGAGGACACATTTGGCGTAGTCCAGCGACATGTCCTTGGTGCTTGTGATTTTGGGATTCATGCCGCCTCCTCCGTGTATTCCTCGTGCCGCCTCTCGCGGACGCGGTAGCCGTGGAGCAGTAGATCATCGGAATACTCCAGGCAGAGCGGCTGGAATTGGCACTGGGAGCAGGTTCGATCAACGCTCTTGAAAGTGTGGCCCTCGGCTATCAGCCGGGTGGCCTGGTAAATGCGGTTGCCGATCTCATCTAGCTCCGCAGTGTTCCGATACACCGGCTGCCGGATGAAGAAGGTGTTGCCCTTCTCATGCAGCAAATTGAGAATCTCTTCATAGTCCACCGGGTCCTGGCCGCGCTCGATAAGCGTCTGGTAATACACTTCCTCGGTGGTATCGATGGCCTTGTCCTTGGACGTGGTGCCGTCCTTGAGTTGCTTGGGAATCGTGGGGAGCTTCTTGCGGAGCACGTTGTAGATAACGCCCACGGGCTGGCCGTGCTTATCGACGGCCTCCTGTAGTTCCTTCGGCGCCTCTCCCCGGTTAATCAGTTGCCGCAGCCCCCACAGGTACATGCTGCACTGTTCGTCCATCTGGAGCATACTGATGCTGACTTGATCGATGATCTTCCAAGCCTTGTCTTCCCAGAGCCACAGCTCCCCATCTTTGACGACGATGCCGTCCGGCTTGAATCGGTACTGATACTTGGTGGATGAGCGCCCGCTCGGAGCGACAACCGGCACGTCGGCCTCTAGTTGTCGAGTGACAACCTCCAGCCCCGCGTCGGCCTCTTGCGCCCAAGGAACGTAGAGCCTTGCCACGTCCCGGAGCAGTTGGGTTTTCTCGCGGATGGCCTCCCACTCTTCCTGCATGAGTGTGGCGGCGGACTCGATACGGGCCTCTTCTCTTGTCGCGGCCTCGTCGATCTCCGCAAGCATCACGTCGATATCATGGAGTCCCGTGCGCTTGTAGAAGTCATAAAGCGCGTTCAGCCCGGCGTCCATGACGGTTCCTTCGCGTAGCCCCGGAGACTTTACGACGGGCGATAGGCGCTGGTCGTATTCTAGAAAGCCCTTATACGGACAGCGCCGTCTAGTTCGTAGCTCTGAATAGGTGACATATCGCTTCATGTCACCCCTCCAAAGCTCTTTGGTTTTGACAAACTCATTTCTCTCCCCTTACACTTGCATTGCTACTGTTTTGGGGCCGCTCGGCAAAGCGGCCTCTTTTCCTTTCTCTATGGCCTCCCCTTTCAGTTTGGTTGCCTTGCAGCGGGTGATCCTGCCAACGCCCATAGCATCCAGGCGTTCCAGGTACTGCTGGACCCGTCTTACCGCGTCGTCATTCCAAAGTTCCTGAAAGCTGATGCGTGGGTCCCACGGATTACTCTTGAGCAGGTACGCGGTGTTGTGACCGATGCCAAGCGCCTCTTGCAATAGCCAGCGCGGGCATTCCTCCAGGAGAATGTGCTCGGGCATCCAGCGCAGCTCTCCGGCCTCGTAGAGCGTGTAGCCCTTGCCCTTGCCCTCGATGCGCGACTCCCGCCGACATGCCTTGCACTGTCTCTGGTAGCCGTCCCGAGCACTGCGATCCCGTGAGAACAGGCTCACGTCCTTGGTCTGCTTGCACCGTGAGCACGTCTTAGTCACCACGCACCCCCCGGCACGAACACCACGAGCAGCGCCAGCACGAGCAGGAGAATGAGGGTCTTGATGATTTCGCGTGGTAGGTTCACAACTGAGCCTCCATGATTCTGCGACCGATCCACTCGGCCACCTGGGGTACTACGGCGTTGCCTAGTCCTCTAAGTCGCTCCACGCGAGCGGGAACCCCATGAGCCACTCCACAAATGCCGGATTCAGTTGGCCACCAACGATTCCCGCAAGTAGCGGCTCGTCCTTTCTGTCCCCGCCCCTGCTCGTCTGGCCCCCAGTGGCACAAGCGACAGTCGGGGTTGGATACATGCGGGCTATCGCTGTCGCCAGATCGTCTCCCCCGCTCCCGTCCCGACCTGCCCGCGCAAAGTCCGGGCCGCTGGGTGAAGATTTGGGCGTTGGATACATGCGGGTGTGCTTGCTCTTGTAACCCTTGACCGCTGTATTCAGGTCGCCCCGGTCGCCCCGGTCGGCCATGCCCGCCACCGGGGTAGGCAACAATCCAGACCCGGTAACGCAGGTGCGGGGCACCAACTGCGGCCGCTGGTATGCAATCCCATTCCGCGTCATACCCGCTCGCGGCCAGGTCTCCGAGTACGTCTGACATTCCGGCAGAAAGGAGACCTGGGACGTTTTCCACGAGCACGAAGCGGGGTCGTAGTACGCGAACGAAGCGGAAGAACTCGGGCCAGAGCCACCGCTCGTCGGCTTGGGCGAGTCGTTTTCCCGCGAGGCTGACGGGCTGGCAGGGAAACCCCCCACAGATGAGGTCAACGGGTTCGAGGTCATTCGGATCGATCTCCTTGATGTCGCCATAGCGGGGCACATCGGGCCAGTGTTTGGCAAGCACTTTCTGGGAGTACGGCTCGTTCTCTACCTGCCAGCGCACGGTCATGCCGGCGCGCTCTAGGCCATAGTCCAAGCCACCGATGCCCGAAAAGAGGCTGCCGACTCTCACCACACCGCCTCCCAGTCGATGATCCCTATGAGCACACAAACCCCCGCAGCAATCGCCAGCAGCCAGGGATACAGATGCTCCCGGCGCCAACGCTTGCGGGCCAGCCTGCGTTTGCGGGCGATGCGGTCGGCGTCACGCTGAGCGCGGACCAACTCTTGGAAGTACCGCTCCCGCGTCGTGGGATGGTAGTACGGGTCGATGCGGACTAGCATGCCGACACCTCCGCAGGAAGCCATTCTTCGTCATCGTCTATTAGGGCCATTTGTTCTAGCCCCTCGGTGTATCCGTCTATGGCGTACTGGAGATTGCGCTGAGCCTGCCGGTAGTAGGACGGTTTCAGTTCCACCCCGATACCGCGCCGGCCGTTGATGAGTGCCCCATACACCTCGGAGCCCACGCCCATGAACGGGGTGAACACAATCTCGTCCGGGTTTGACCAGAGCACCACGGCCCGCTCGATCACGTCTAGCTGCAAGGGGTGGACGTGCTTTTCGTCCTCATCATCCTTGGCTTGTTTGAAGGGGAGCACCCGGCCGATACGGACGTCATCCCAAAAGGCTGAAGCGTACTGTCTCCAGATCCAATGCGAGAAACGGTTCTCTATCTGGTTGCCCTTCCAGCCGCGGTAGGGGAATAGTTCGGAAGGGATAGGCCGTTCACCGGCGTAGCTCAGGAGGCCGTTGGGATGAGCAATGGGGATGGGGTTATCGCCGTGCCTGCGAAACGCCAGCAGATAATCAGCGCTCGCCACGGAACAGCGAGAGGAATCATCCACAATCTGCTTGTGAGCGAGGTTCTTAACCATCGTGCGATTGCGTACTCCGAGCGGTTCTTTCCAGACGTGATAACGAGCGATGTAGTGAAAACCCATGCGTTCATGCAGTCGGATAATGTCGCCTGGGAAGTCCCGCAGATGATCGTTGCCGGTGTTTCCGCTGGGTACGTCCATGCAGTGAACGCAACTGATGCGTCCCGGCATGGTTATGCGGGCCAATTCTTTAACCACAAACTCGTAGTGCTCGAAGAACTCGTCATAGCTGCGGCAGTTAGACAGGTCGCGCTCGCTCGACGAGTAGTGATACAGGCCACCGAACGGCGGGGAGTACACTGATAAATGCACGCTCCCGCTTTTCAACTTCGACATGACCTCGTTACAGTCACCGAGATAGATAGCGTAGCGATCGTTGATGTCCTGCTCGATTACAGCCATACCGGTATCTTCTCCTCTTGTGTGTATGGGTTGTCTTGCCGAAGATGTAGCTCGTCGTTCATGTGAGCTACCAGTTCGGTAAACATCCGGTCGGCTGCTTGCGCCTTGCGCTGGAGGTTCTTGAGAACTTCCAGCTCCCCCTCAGTGGTAATGAGGTCCACCTCTACCGGCCGTTTCTGCCCGAAGCGCCAGCAGCGCCGAATGCCTTGGTAGTACTGCTCGTATGAGTGAGAGGGAAAGAAGGTGATATGCGCGCAGTGTTGGAGGTTCAATCCGAAGCCACCTATGCGGGGCTTGGTCACGAGCACCCGGGCCTCTCCGTTGGCGAAGGCCAGCAAACGTTCCTCTTTTTCCTCGTCCGACTGTGAGCCCTTAACCTGTACCGCGCCCGGTATCAACTTCTCTAGTAAATCCCCCTCGGGATTCAGGTGGCACCAGACAAGCGCCGGCTGATCGTGGTCTACTTTGCGGGCCACTTCCTCGCAGCGTTCCGTGATAGTAAGGCGCCGTTCCTGGCGTTGCTCGTGCAGTCCCACGGCCGGGAGCACGAACAGCTTGCCGTCCATCGGCCGATCACAATCAATGACCGTCTGCCGCTCAATGAGGGGCGGGAGATCGAAACCCTCATCGGCGTATCCCAGGTCAGAGGGGCGTCGGAGGGCGCGGGCCCACGAGCACACCCAGCGCCAGAAGGGTTGCTCGGCGTGGTACTTGAAACGCCACTTAGCACGCTCATAGTTGCGCTGAAAGTTCTGGCCCCGATGTAGGTAAAGCACGGGCTTGCATGTATTCTGTTCGTTCTTAAAGAAGTAGTTGAGCATATCCATGTGCCCCATGTATCCCAGAGCCTCAGAGGACGTGCCCAACTCGGTATAGTCGTTGGGAGAGGCTGTGGCCGTACAGAGCAGACGATAAGGAAGGGTTCGCATGAACTCAGTGACGGTAGCCTTGGTGCGGCCGTCGTAGTTCTTGAGGATGCTCGACTCATCACAGACCACCCCGGCGAAGTCCTCCGGGTGAAAATGCACCAGACGTTCGTAGTTGGTGATAGTGATGTTCGGGCGAACCGTGCCGTCTGATGAGCGACCGGCCTCTATGCCGAACTTCTCAGCCTCGCGCAAGGTCTGCGCGGCCACGGCCAGAGGGGTCAGGATAAGGACCGGCTTGTTCGCCTTGCGAGCTACGTTCTCAGCCCAGACCAGCTGCATCGGCGTCTTGCCTAGTCCACAGTCCGCGAAGATCGCCGCTCGGCCTTTGCGAAGTGACCATTCAATGAGGGACTGCTGGAAGTCGAAGAGAAAGTCAGGCATCCAAAGAGGAACAAACCCGTAGTCGTCTCCCAGGTGCCTTTTCCCCTCCAGAAACGCCGCGTAGTCGCTCACAGCGCAGCCCTCACGGCCATGCGCCGCTCAGGGTCTACAATCAGCCACCACTCGCCAGCAGCCGCATGACGGTCATCGCACAAGCGGTTACAGATGGGACAGTGGAAATCGTGGCAGGTCTGAAGATGCCAGAAAAGCGAACCGTGCGTTTGGCTTAGCGCCGTGCTAGACTGGGATTGCGGTTGGGGTACCATGTCTACTCCTTCCGTCTTGGGAAGTCCGTCCACTCGGGCTTCCCTCTTTTCTGCCACCATACGCCCATAGATACCATCCTGTCAAGCATAATCCTGCCACCGGACAAGAAAAGGCGCCCCCACTCACCGAGGGGGCGGTGAGCAGGGGGCCGAGGGAGGGAGGGTTACGCCTCCTCAATCTCCACGGCGGGGAAGGCATCTTCGAATGGCATCTCGTGCTCACGCAGTTGGTGGGTGTAGAGGTTAATAGCCTCGTCCACGCTTACCGGCTCAAGCCTGCCATCGTCGTCGCCCTGCCACTGTGTGCGGGACTGGGTAAAATACCGGCCCTTCGGAGTGCGGAACAGAAACACGTTCGTGCCCCGGCGCTCGTAGTTATGGCCGTCCCAGTAATCGTCGCCTGCGATCAGTGTCGCGGTCGCGGTGTTGTAGCGCTTGCCGTCTACTACTCGGGTTGCATCGATGGGTCTCATTTGCTCCCCCTTCCCCCGGTCCTTGCCGGGTGCTCGGTCTGTGCCTAAGACGGGGATCGCTCCCCGTTTCGCCGATTTACGGCTCGTCAGTCAGGCTTTGAGCAACTCGTCGATTTCGGCCAGTCTTGCGCGGAGCTTTGCAGCCTCGGCCTCAAGCGCTTCCCGATCAGGAGCGGCGGTGAACAGGGCGGCGGCCTCGTCGCGGAGAGTGAGCGCCCAGGATTTGTCGCTCTCCGTCTCCAATACCGTGGTAAGTTCTCCATCAGCCTCAACGCGGGCGATGGTTACGGTTGGCGCGTGACCGGCGCGGGAACCATGTTCACCGTACAGCAGGATGTAGGCGCCGACTGGAAGTTCGTTCTTGCGGCCCAACTGCAACCAGGCGCCTTGGTAAGCATAGCCGTTTGTGGCGTTGGTATCGATGCCGGTGAGATGCTTGGCCCAGTTCTTGAACCGATTATCGCCGACATAGGCGGGGAGTTCGATGATAACTCTCTGAGTTTCCATTGCCGTCTCCTTCCGGGTCTGTGCCCTTGGTCCGGTGAGGTCTGTGCCTCTCTGATGATTTAATTGTAGACTATGTGCCCCCTGATGTCAAGCATTATTCGCGCAATTTGCGAAAGTTTTTTAGCAACAAAGAGAGCCCCCCGCTGGCGAGGGGAGGGCACCAGCGGAGGGCGAGGCAAAGGCGGCGGGACTCGAACCCGCAACCTCCGGTTTTGGAGACCGGCGCTCTACCAGTTGAGCTACGCCAATGCGGTGTTGCACTATGCTCGTAACACGCAAATAGTTATGTACTATGCTCCCGGAGGAACGCTGCTAGGTTGTAGCAGGGCAGGCCGAGGTCCAGCTCGGCCACCTTGCGCTCCCGGTAGCTCCCCCCCGTATCGGTCGAGGCCCACCGGGGCAGGCTGACGAGCGAGGCCGACTCCAAGAGCGCACTGAAGCAGGCCCGCATGTAGAAGGCCCGCTCCTTGATCTTCCCCCCATCGTCGATCTCGGCAGGGTTGAATACGGTGAGCCCCAGGGCACGGATTTGCGCGGCCGCCTCATTGAACGCGGGCCGGTTGTAGTCGTCGATTCCGCTCATGGGGCCGGATAGGAATACGTCGTGCTTCACTCCCCTGCCCTCGCCATGCCGATGATGTGATACACGATGAAGTCGGCCGCCTCTTCCAGCTTGCCTCGGAATAGCTCTTCCTCGGTGATGTGGAAGGTGGCATCTCCGTAGGTGTCGAATCCCTCCCCCAGCATACGTTCCCGCACGAGGCCCTTGAGCGTTTCCCGGTTGGCCATGAAGGTGAATGTCGCCTGCTTGAAAGCCTCGTCTATGTAGTCGCTAATGGCCTGCTCTTGTCGCTCCCTGGTCCACTCCATGCGCTCCCCCTTTAATCCGCTAGCAGATTGGCAGGTTAATCCAGTTGTCACGCCGGACACGTTAAGCGCCTGAATCAGACACTTTGACTGCGTGGGATGACAATTCCCTATTTGGGTCGGCCGATTCTTGATTTGGGAATATTGCTCCCCGGCTCGGATAGGAATGGCCCGCCATTCTGAGGTCGGATTCGTCACGAGCCGGGGAGGATATGACCGGGCGAGAGAAAGCATCGTTGAGAGGCCCGCCCGGTAAAGGTAGCAGGGGCGGGAATCGAACCCGCGTCAGCGAGCTTATGAGACTCGCGGGGAAACCAGCGTCCCAAGCCCTGCACGATGAAAAATAGGGAATATTGCTCCCCGGCTCGGATAGGAATGGCCCGCCATTCTGAGGTCGGATTCGTCACGAGCCGGGGAGGGTGTCATAGTGGTAGCGTCCCCCGTCCTAGTTGGCCGCCGCTACCGCTGGAGCGCCCAGTGGGAGCCTTGCCGCCTTGCAAGTGCAGAGCCGGGTATTCCCAACCCCACGGCAACGCTTGATCCCGATAATTTGCGCTCCCCCGCTAACCGGGATGCGTGCCCGGTTTAAGCCTGTAGTGTGGATACAATCACCAGCACCCATCTACATTTGCTGGTAATCCTATCCATGCAAAAGTCCTTCGTTAATGCGCTCAGAACACACTTACGCAGTAGTTTCTCAGTTCAGACAGAACACCCATACCAGCGTGACCGCGCAGCCGTTGGCCTCCACGTCATAGGTGACTATCGCCTCGGGAGGCTGGACGCCGGAGAGTTCCATCATGCCGCGATCTCCTCATCCTGCCAAATGGCAAACGTCCGAGCCCCGTCGTCTACGATAGGTACCAGCTCTACGCGAAACGCCGAATGGCCGGGACGGTAGCGCACAAGCGCACAGGCAAGGTGCCAATCATCGGCCTTGACCGGCGTCCGTTTGGTCGTCACCCCCGCTGCCTGCATCTTGCGCCAGTCACTCATGCAGCCGATCTCATACCAGACCCGGTATCCAGTCCGGTCCTGCCGGAAGAACGCGCCCGCGTGATGAGTGTGCCCGGTGATGCCTGAGCAGCCCATGTCGAGCATCTCCTTACGAGCGCTCATGGCTGACCCGCCACCGAGATTATTGCTGTGCCGGTCGCCGTGGAAGATGATGAGCGAGTCGGTCACCCAATACTCATACGGCTGCCACACCCAGCCCATCTCCGTGAGTCCCAGCACAGCCTCCATCGTGAGTTGAGGCAGTCCGGCGATGTCCGGGCACCGGCTCCAAAGATAGGACTGCCAGCGCCCCTCCTCGTGGTTGCCAACGATAAACCGATGCACGGCACCAGGAGCGGCCGCTTGAATCCGGGCCAGCACCTTGCGCCCCTCTTCGATGTCCCGGTGAAACGGGTTGACATCGGGGCTCTTGAGGTAGCGGCCTATTTGAGCGAAGTCAAATGCATCGCCGTCAACGACTATCTCATCAGGCCGAATCCGGTCGGCAAGCCCGAGGAATACCTCGAAGGCCCGCTCGTGATGATGGGGATAGTGGAGGTCGGAGACAACAAGGCAGGTGGCGTAATCTCCCGGATTCCGAGCTGCGGTCGGCCCCGGCGCTTTCGGAACAACCCGGCCCCTGAAGTATTCCAGCAATTCTGCCGTAGAGTCGGGCGGCTCCGGCTCCTGTGCGTACTTGTCCCGCCAGGTGATGATGGTAGAGTGATCCACTCCGCAGTATCGCGCCGTCCCCCGAATCCCTCTCTCAGCGATTGACTGTGTGAGCCATGCGGGATCGTGGTAGTCACCTGACATATCTCACTCCCCTCCACCCCGGCCACCAGCCGCACCTCGGGCAGTACAGCCCAAGCTCCCCCCGGATGATTCGGGAGCGTCCGCAGGCAGGGCAGACTGAGCCCTCATGGGTGACGATGTAGGAGTTGTGGTACCTCCGGCGCACCTCACCAGAGCCACCCGTTGGCCCGTGCCGTGGAGATGAGCTTGGAGTCGATAGCCCGCAGATTGGCAATGTACGCCTCCAAGCCCGACACGTTGCCGTAGTAGACGCGGGCAAAGGACCGATACCAATTGGTGTTGGCTGCGAAGCAGCGCATGTAGTAGCCGGGGTTTGAGGCGGGGCCGACCTTGAGATACCTTCCCAGAGCCATCATCCCGTTTTGCATCGACGGGAATGAGTACCAGTCCCGCCCGGCGATGGTGACAGAGCCCACGGCCAACTGGTCGCACTTGGGATGGATGCCAAACCTTAGGCAGCCGTAGTTATGGTGCCCGTCAGAGATGAGCCGTCCCCCCAGTGCCGGGTCGCCCATCGAGGTCTCGGCCCCGATAATGGACAGCATGATGTGTGGAGCGACCCCATACCATCTCCAGCAGTCCTGCACCATCTCCCCGGTGATGTCACTGTTATGCGGACGTAGCCATTCCGCGTCGATCATCTCGGCAGGTGTCTCGTATGCCATTGCACTCCCCCCACAAAAAAAGCCGCCCACAAGGACGGCCAACACGAGCAACACTTTGAGGTATCTCAGGACTCTCCCCCTTTGAGTGGATACACCGCGCCCTCAGGCGGGTCTAGGGCTATCCAGTACGTTTTGCCGTTGGTGGGCGTCACGTCCTGGAGTAGATGAGCCGTGGGCCAACCCGGACGCTGTTGCGCGACAGGGGCAGGCGAGACAACGGGCTCGGGTACAGGTTCAGGTTGAGGCTGAGGTTCGGGTTGAGGCAAGGGTACGGCAGGTGGTTCCTCGCCATGCGGCAGGGTGACAATCTCCCCCGCCGGCGTCTTGTACTTCTTCCTCAGCGGCTTGGTGGCCACGTAGACCACGTTCGAGCTAACACCGATGCCAAAGCCGGTCACGAGGTAGGACCAGGGCGGGGCGAGTGAAAAGGCATCGCTGAACATCTCGGTTAGAGCGTCCACCTTGCCTACCACGCATATCCCCGCCGCTACTCCCATCGACAGCACTACCCAGAGCCACCCCGGAAGGTGGTTTGTCTTCGTGGTGGGTAGCATCTCGCAGAGCCACTTGATGCCCTGTATGGCGTAGGTGACGCCTACGGCGAGAAAGAACGTCACTCCCATGCTCACCGATAGAGTGATGGGTGACTCGTCCATCTACTTGCGCCTGCCGTCCAGCCACACGTAGAGATACAGCGCGGCTAGGATGAGATAGACAACGGCTTGGTGTTTGGCGTCCTTTTGCATCAGTAGCCTCCGGGTATCTTGGCGTCATACCGGGTCGTCACGCCAAGTACGGCACCCGCGCAAATGATTCCGTTTAGCCCGGCCAACAGGTAGGTCGCCCAGACGGGATCAGCCAATCCTCCCGTAGCCGCCCCGATGCCTGCGGTTACTCCAATGGATACGGCGACGCCGAACACAAGCGCGAGGATGCCGTTTATGAGAGGCCGCCACACTCCAGGTAGCGCAGCCTTGCAGATCGTAAGCATCAGCGTAACTACCGCAACGGTGCTGGTTGGCCCAGCTAGGCTCTGCCATGTCAACTCTTCCATCAGTTCATGCCTCCTGATACTCTCGTAACGCGTTGATGAGGTCGTCTCTTACGCCCTCACACTTGTTGACCGCCGCCTCGGGCAAGTCGGTTGGGTCGCCCACACCCTCCAGGTCCAGGTCTTCTATCGCATCCTTGACTGCCTGGTAAAGAGCCTTGACCGATTTCAGTTTCCTTGGATCTACAGTTATCGTTCCGGTGACAGCAGCCATTTCACACCCCTCTCACGTATCGACCGACCATCAGTAGCAGTTGGTAGCGTGTGCAGTTCTCATCCATCCTCCCGTCGCGCATGTCAAGCTCAGGGAAGCGCTCATGCACCCAAGCCCGCGTCGCAGGAGTCACCCACTCTGAAACCCGGTCGCGGTGGGCGAACAGGAGTCCCAAACGACGCATGACGGTGTTGACCTGATGCTGGGTCACGGGGTCATGTGGACGAAACGTCCGGTCAGGAAAGCCGATAAGCGCACCCTTGCCCCCGTCGTAAGCGGCCGCGATGCTCTTAGCATCATCGTCGGAGATCACTAGGTCCTGTCCGTCACGCCACGGCCACGCGACCCCGGAGAGCTTTACCATGAGCAAGGCCTCACCCTGCTGCTCGTAGAGATATCGCAGGGTGATATCGCTCATCCCACACTCGCCGTCTTTGCCCCAGCGTTTTCCCCACGAGTTGCGAAAGACGTTATCCATCACCGGCTGGTCTTTGCCCCGACAGCAGATAGCGTGACCGCCCAGCTTGGCCCCGGTCGGCTTGACAAGGCCCTTAGAATCGGGCTTCTTCATCCCTTCGTACCAGTAGAGCCCGCAGACCACACCGCCGCGGGAACCTACCCAGCGGTCGATAGCGTCAAAGTCATTCGTCAGTGAATACCCGTCAATGTAGCCCCGCTCTTTGAGCACCTTGGCGAGGCTTCGAAGGGTCGAGCCTGTCTCTAGGTTCTCCGGGCCGTCGTTGTCGTGGATCTTCGCCGCGTAGTAGAGTTCGTGTCCCAGGGCGTTATCCACCCCGGTTGTTATGCCGACATACGCATTTGCAGACGCTATCCAGGTGGCCGCAGCAAACCCCACGCAGTGCCCGGTGCTCCCCTGGTCTAGCCAAACTGGGGTATCCCAGAGGGCAGGCACCGGCTCCGCGAGCCCGGCCTCGATCATCTGCTCTAGTTTCTCGGGCGGCCAGTCCCGGGGGTCAGGCGGTGACGGTCGCCAGCCGTAGCGTCTGCTCATACCATGCCCGCCTGAGCTTTGGTGAGCCCCAGACGTATGCGCTCCTGCTCCAGGGCCCCCCGCTTCTGTTCTTGGAGCGCCTGGTAGCGGTCCAGGTTGCCCTGAATAAGCGCGTCGATCATGGCGACGTCGTATGACCGCGCCACGTTTGAGAGCCGATTCTGCTTCAGGATTTCATCTTGCATCTCGTTCAAGTCTTCTCCCCCTTCCAGCCAGGGCTTTGTGTTGTCAACTTCAGTCAGCGAGACAAATGGTGCCCCGTCCGTCCCGTGGCCGACGGCGATATGGATATGCCCGGCGTGGTCATGTGAGCCCGTGTAGCGTTCGATCTTCCAGCCTGTGCGCCGCCGAGCGACCTGCCGGTTGTGGATGATGTACTCAAGATTCGGGTGAGGATGGGTCCGCAGGTACTCGAACAGCCACCCGCAATCGAGCCCATGCTCAGGGTCGTGGGTGAGGTCCAAAGCGCACACCACGCCCTGGTAGGGATTGTGTCTGCTGACCCTGACCGAATGGGCCGCATCCCCAATCGTGCCGTCAAGCACGCGGGAGCGATCAGGGGCGAGGGCGTCAATCTCTGCCCGCAGCACCTCAAGGCTCTTCGCCAGCCGCCATGTCCCGCCGAGTACCATCTCTGCCGTCATCGGATCGTCAAATAGTTGGACTCTCACAGCACCCCCGCCGCCTTAAGTATCCCGAGCACCCCGCCGGCCACAGCCGTCATCGCCCCAAGGACGGTCAGCACCCGCAGCGCGAAACGCCCTATGCCTGCTGTCGCCTGAGCGTAGATGCCGGGAGCGGTGGCCTCCTGGATGGCGGCTTGCTTGGCCGCAGCGATGGCATTGTCCACCTGCTCGCTTCGCTCTTGGCAGTGGGTCATGAGCGCTTTGATCTCTTTGTCGCGCTGCTCGATCTTCACGCACAGTCGCCGCTCTAGGTCTTTTATGAGTACCTTGATCTCTTCGTGTTCCTGCGCGTTGGAGCGGGCGATTTCCTTCACCATGTCTCCCATGATTTGCAGGGCTTGGGATTCAGGGCTTGTCATGGCAAATAGCACCAATCGACTTCGCTGGTTTGCACGTAGCGCGGCTCACGCCCGAGAAGGCCCCGTATGAGCCCAACAAGAAAGCCGCTCAAGGCGGCCCAGGTGATAAGCTGGTTTTTGCTCACAGGGGACCTCCTGTAGGTGCGTATGGGGGCCGGTGCACACACACCGGCCCCTTGGCTATTTGATATCTGCTATTACGTGAGCGACGCCGGTAGCGAGCGTCACTACGCGGCCGCTTGTAAGCACGGCCTCCAGGTGAAACTTCTGGAATCCGGCGTCCAGGGTTGCGGTATCCGCGCTGGGTAACTCAACCCGTACTGTCTGAGTCCCGGAACCTCCGGTGACAACTGAGCCTGCCTCAGAGTACGTCCCGCCAGAGTCCTCTATATGGAGAGTGATCGAGGCCCCGGTAATGTCCGGCCAATCATCGGAGAACCATTCCAGCGCCCGGCCGTCGGAGTTGTTGTAGTCATCGCCCTGGACGATGGTGATTGTCCCGCCATCTTCGCTCACGGGAGAGACAACGGTTATACTACCGGAGCCGATGAGAGCCGCGAGGCCGTCTACGTTGTCACCTACGATCTGCCCGGCCGTGCCCGCCCCGTAAGCACCAGGCAGTGCCGTAGACCACGGATCACCAGCAGACCCAGCAGCGGACAGGCCCGCCCCAGCGGAGCCAACGTTGGTATGTTCAGAGAGAGCCTCATCCCATGTAGCATCGGCGTTTTCAGCAGCCGTAGGCAGCGCGTCCAGTTGATCGTCCAGGTTGGCCGCTGCCATGCCGAGAGCAGTACGCACACCCGCAGCGTCAAGCCCTCCGCTCGGAGCCTGCTCAAGAGCGTTGGTCGTGTAGCGGTACACCGCGCCGTCAAGCTCAAGAGCCGTGTCTACCTTGTCGGTGACGGCTTTGATTGCCGTGACCGTATCCGCGTTGATGTCCTGCTTGCCCGAACCGTTAGCGGCTATCACCAGTCCATCGCCGTCTGTGGTGGAGATATTAACCCCTTCTCCAGAGGTTTCCCCCCCCGTTATCTCTACACCTGCGCCGTACGCCCCACCCCTTATCACCACACCATTGCCAAGAGCATGGCCCCGAATCACTAGACCGTTGCCGCTTCCCCCGTTAGACCAGAGCGTGAGCGCGGTACCTGACGACTTTATTGTAGTAGCTGCGTTGGTGCCTGCGATGAACACCCCGCCCGACGCGCCAGCGTCGGCATCTGGCAGATGGTCGGTCTTGGACTTGATGGCATCCACCACCGTATCTACCGTGGCTATCGGGGCGTTGATGTTGTCGCCTATGATCTTGCCTGCCGTGCCTGCCCCGTAGGAGCCGGGGAGGGTGGTTGCCCACGGGTCGCCAGCAGACCCGGCGGCGGATAGACCCGCGCCAGCAGAGCCAACGTTGGTATGTTCGGAGAGGGCTTCGTCCCACGTAGCATCGGCATTCTCAGCAGCCGTCGGCAGCGCGTCCAGTTGATCGTCCAGGTTGGCCGCTGCCATGCCGAGAGCAGTACGCACGCCCGCAGCGTCAAGCCCTCCGCTCGGAGCCTGCTCAAGAGCGTTGGTCGTGTAGCGGTACACCGCGCCGTCAAGCTCCAATGCCGTATCGAGCTTGTCGGTGACGGCTTTGATTGCTGTGACCTCTGTATCCACGTAGTTATCTACGGCGTCTATCTTGCCGTCCGTGGTGCTGTGCGCCGTGGTGATATCTGAGGCAGTGGCAAAGCCTGTCGCCGTCGCGCAAGCAGTTAAGGTTGAACCCGTACCAAGCGCTGTTACAACGTCGGACGCCGAATGTGTGCTAAATCCCGTAGCCGTGGCGCAGGCTGTCAGCGTCGAGCCTGTACCTAATTCGGTTACTACATCTGCGGCAGAGTGAGTGCTGAAGCCAGTCGCGGTGGTCCATGCTGAATCACCCTGGTCTCTTAAAGCCTCAAGCGTATCGGTCGCGCTACTCCAAGTCGCGCCCTTAATCTCGGTAAAGGCACTCGTCATCTCAGTCTTGGTCGGAGGATCGTAAGCCGTGAGAGCATCCGCGCACTCACTCTGTACCTCAGCATCCCAAGAGGCGTTCCAAGGGACTGCCGTAAGCCCCGTGCCGGTTTCAGCGGCGTCCAGCGTCATGGCAGAGCCGACAGCCGCAGGGCTGGCGGGCAAGTTATCCGTCTTGGACTTGATCGCCGCGATGTTCCCGCCTGTCTCAGGAGCCGCGTTCTTGGCCGCATCATAAGCGGAGGTCAATGCATATCCCGTCTTGTCGCTCACGGTGGAAGCCGTCACACCTGCCGTCACACTGGCGGCTACGATATCCCCGCCGCCCAGGTTGTATCCAGTGCCATCGCACGCTGATTCGAGATTGTCGGCTGCGGTTGAGTCACCCGAGATGGCAACTGTGTCAACGCCCAGCTTGGTTGTCCCGCCCGCGTATCCGGTGCCGTCAAACATGAGTTCGCAGTTGTCAGCAGCGGTTGTGTCACCGCTAATGGCGATTATGTCCACCGGAGGCGAAAGCTGTATCTCCCGGTAGATGGTGTCGCAGCCCGCACAGACGACAATGAGAATGACCGACTTGCCCGCGCCCCCGTCGAATGCGGCGTCAGGCCAGTCAATACGGTAGACAGCGTTGCCGCAGTGATAGCCTTTGTTGTCGGCGTGTGCGGAGTTGGCAGCGGCAAGTGCCGTGAGATCGGCTTTGGCACTCTGAGCTGCGCCTTGCTCCTGGTAATAAATGTCAATGTCCGTGATGGTGACATCGGTTTTCGGCGCGTGGGTGGTGCTGTCGCGCATGACGAAGTATTCAGTTACGTCAGTTGCCCCGTTGGGCCGTGATTTCATTAGAGACCTCCTGCCATGCGTTCATAAAGCCCACCGTCGTGGTGCGACGGTATCCAGAGATGAGCCGCGCCGCCGCCTGTGGTGTAGGTAATATCTAGTTTTGGCTTGTTACTGCCGTTATCGGCCATTAGGTAATGCAAGTAATTTATGCCAGTGGGTTCGGTTGATTCATCATGTAAAACAAGAATAAATCGTCCGTTTTTAGACAAGATATTGCTGAGAGAATCCAACGTCCATGTTTGATATCCATAGCCGCTAGGTGTACTCGTAGCGGCCAATACCATACTGCCGACAGAAACCCAATCACCAGCCTCTAACGATGTCCCCCAATCGTAATAATACAGGTCCGCTTGGATGGCATCTGTTGCATCGTCCAGATACAACTGTAACGTGGCGGCGGTGATTGTATCCCCGGCATAAGGGCTTACATCAAAAGCAAAGGCAAGCCTTTGCAGAGAGTACGTTCCCCTGCTAAGCATCCTAAGTATATATGCGGCCACCCCACCTGTATTCACCGATGGGGTGGCCGCTTGGCACGCCGCCCAGCTTGCCCCATCTTTACGAAGGGCACCATCGCTTGTAGATCCATATATAGTCGCGTTAGCCATCGACCAACCTCACGTTCTCGAAGGTCACACCGGGGATGGGTACGCCGCCCGGAGTCAGATACGTGCCGTGATACGTCCCGTTGCGGAACACAACGTTCGTGGGGTTGCCCCCGCTCCACAGTCCGACGAGAGACGCCCCGCCCCACGCCTCAAAGTCCTCGACAAGGATGTTGGACGCCGTGCCGTGCAGCCGGTAGCAAACCTGCGAGGCGTCGGCTATCGTCGTGGTGCGCCGAATGGTGACGTTCGACCAACCCCAAATCGCAAACGGCGCTCTGCCCCCCACAGCGTCAATCGTGTAGTCCTCCACCAGAGCCCCGCTGGAAGGCCCGCTCTCGGTGTAGAAGTGGAACCCGTAACCGGTACGGGCAACGAGCGAGCCTCCGAGAAATCGCAGGTTGCTACACTCACGGTCGCCGTAGATGCAATGGTCTTGAGTCGTGCCTTGCTGGTAAAGGTCGAGATTTGTGAAGACGGAATCTGTCACCCCGGCCAGGTGCAGATTGATTTGGCAAGCACGAGCCGCAATGTCGTGCAGATCAAGCCCCGAACAGAGCGCAAACTTGAGCCCGAACGGGAAACCTTCCACGTCCGCCGGTCCCACCTCAGCGCCCTGAACGCTCTCGCCGTAGATACCGTACTTCTGGCCCGTGCCTACGAGCCGCCCGGTGATTACGTCGCCTGTGTGCAGGTAGACCGTGGGCGTCAGGGTTGGCAATTCAGACGGAGGCTCCGTTGTCGTGGTGGGCACCTCCGTCGTGGTCGTTGGGGCAATCGTCGTCGTAGTCACCCCCTCCGTCGTTGTAGTCGTGGAAGACGGAGGGGTTACTGAGGGTTTAAGACCGCCCCCAGCGCGGCGAGCGTCGCCTGTATCTCCCCCACAGCCGTCTCAAGCGCCGTTACCCGTGCATCAAGCGCTGCGATCTCAGCTGAGTAGTCCGGTAGCACTTCGGCCTCCAGGGTTGCAACCCGGCCCTGCAAGTCGGTGATGCCGGTTTCAACCGTGATAATCGCCTGCTCTGCTGTCGCGAACATTCCCGTCTGCCCGGTGGCGATCCCGGGAATAAAAAGGGCTCCGAGTAGGAGCCCGATGGTAACGAGTCCGGCGGCGATGCGTAGACGCCGCTTGCGCTCTTTGGTTGCAGCAGTGCGTGTCTGCATGTCACACCTCGCTATAGTCGCGTAATTGCAGTTTGAGCAGCGCCGACACCTGGCGCGTAAGAGCCTTCGTTTGGGCTGTTACCTGGGCGGCTGTGGGTTTCTCCAAGGCCAGGAATGTCTTGTTTACCTGGAGCGCTTTGTGAATCGCTTCCGCCGCGCTACGCTCCGCCTCAAGAGCGGTGGATTCGGCAATCTCAGCGTCCGTGAGAGCGCGTTTGGTAGTCTCCTTGCCGTCGGTGACGATGACAACACCCTTGTCGTAGTCAACCTCTATCCGCTCAATCAGCGTCCCGTTGCGGGTTGTCTCTCTGACTTCCATCTAATACGTCCTTAATAGCTGATCCACTTTGCGCCGCACGGCTTCTGATTGAGCGGCAGCGTCCATTACCAGGGTTCGCTGTCCGAGCAATAAATGGGCAGGGTTGCCGTTGGAGTGACGGATAATCTCAAGCACCCGCAGATTCTGAGTCGATATCAGTTGATGCGTGGTCTGCACCGAGTCACCAGGAATCATCAGAGCCGCGTCTGTGTCTCTCACTGAGGCCCGATAGGTTTTGGTCTGGAAGGCGTTTTTCTCCACCTCGCGCAGAGCTTCAGCCCAGGCGGAGGCCAAATCCTTTACGTCCTTGTTTGTGTAGGCAAATCTCCGCACTCCATAGAGCGTCTGTGAGGTTTCCCCATCGTCGTTGGTATCAGTCGAATCCACCCGCAGGCCGATCTGGAAGGCCCCGTCCCCATGCCCGCCGTAATAGAGACGATTGTGAACCTGGCTCGTTGTCTCCGGCACGAAACTCAAGAGGTTCTGTCCCTCGCGCAGCCACAAAACTGAGGCTGCGGTAAGGTCGTCGCCCTGGGCCAGGTCGTGGTAGATGGTCTGAGTGACGGTATCGAAGTAATACTCACCGCCCACCAGATTCTGGAGTTCTCTCAGAGCGTCGTAGACGGTAAGGCGATTCCAAGTAACCGGAATTCGATTCTCGCTTGAGATGGTAAGGCCCGAAATGGAAACCTTGACGGCGTTTACTACCACCTCCAGGACGTGCGAGCGATACCGGTTAAGATCCTCTACGCTGTAACTAGTGGCTGTCGCCACCGAAAGGCCGGCGATAACCGTTACCCCGTCAATTTTCACATCGGCCTTAGCACCTGCGCCCCCGGCCGCAAACGCCACAGTGATCTGATCGCCGGTGAACACGCGGCCAAGCACATCGCCCACCGTTTCCGAATGCACCAGCTCATTTACATGGTCCTGAGTCCAGTTCCCATAGAGCTGTATGGCCGGATCGTTGTACGCCAATTCCGGCTCGCGGGTGTCCATTGAGCCCGCGTAACTCCAGCCCGTGTCATCCTCGTTCTGGACAAAGCGCACGTCACGAAAACGCACATCATAATCGTCGCTGTTGTTGCTGATCTGGAACTTGAGAACACACTTCTCATTTAGAACATCAATCCAGTCGGGCGCCTCGTAAGAAGTCCATCCTCCGGTAGTAATGTAACTTGCCTCAAGTTCTTCATAAGCACTTTCAACACCCGATGCGTTCGTCCAGGAGAGGACCGCCTTTATGATTCCCGAAAAACCGTCCTCGACGTAAAAATCGAACTTCGGTTTGATCTGCGCCCCGGCCGTGTGGTTGATACCGAACGACTCAAGCTCAGCGCTTCCCCCGTCGCAGGCCGTGCACGCCACTCCCGGCCCGCCTAGTCCCGAGTAAGCGCTCCACGTCCCGGTGTTATCTATCCAGCCCACCGGGAAACCATCGGAGTCGAGCTCCGTAAAGTCCCCGTTGTACCAGGCGCACTCCGGCAGGCCCCCCAGAATCGCGTCCATGATCTCCGTCGGGGTGTGTGACGGCATGGAAAACGGCACTTGGGAATAGTTGGTGAGAAAGTCCTCTAACTCCGTTTCGCTCGATACCGCAGTGATCGGGAGCTTGTTTGCATACATGTCTTCGGTGAAATCCTGAACCACATACCAGCGCCCGCCGTATTCGACGTACCAGCCCCCGGTTATCATGTCGGCCCGGGACTCCGAGGTTCCGTCGGCCTTGCCGTACTGCCATGGAATAAGAGCGCTTAGCTGATAAGCCCCGTCCAGGCGTTGCGTCACATCCACATCGGCAGGCAGAATCCCCTGGAAGGTCTTGCTGTGATCGTAGGCCCGCAGCTCGCTTCCGATGGGCCGGTCAAGATTCGCCCGCAGGCGGCAACGGCACTCGGCCTCGGCCTCGGCCAGGAATGACATATTGCTGGAGTAGTAGCCGAGTTCTGTGTCTGCCTCAACGGTAAACGTCATTTTATAGTCGGAGTATTCACCCTCAGCATCCGAGTATCTCCCGCGAAAATCAAAATACTCTACACCGCTGGGAGCAGTAGCTGATGCCTGGTTTGCAGAGGCGAGTATCAGCAACATATACGGTGTATCCGCGAATGCCTCTCTATCCTCCGGGTTCTTGACGAGATTCAAACCCTCCGTTGTGACCGTCATATCTGTATCGGTATTGGTAGACATAGCCGACACGTCAGAGATGTACGCAAACGGGTCCTCTGCCGCCAATACTGACCCCGCATACCAAGAATTGGCCCCCAAAAAGGCGGATGGATCTGAGGCCCAGCCTGCCACATACGCATTTAAGCGCCAGCTACCACTAAACCCGATGCCTGCGGCTTGAATAGTAATTACAAAGTCACTGAGAACAGCTATGCTCGGAATAGCGCTAATATTGATTGCTACGCGAAATTGAAAACATGAGTACTTAGAGAGCACCTTTCTCTGCCCACAACGTAAATCATCCGTGTGAGTATCGAAGTTATCTGTGCCCTCACGAGCATCCGCGTATACACTTGAATACGACTCGATAGCTTGCTTCGCTTCATAAATGCCCAGAGCGACAGTCGCCACTACTTAAACCTCAGCTTAAAGACAAAGGCGATGGTGTTACCCGAAGTGACAGGCACCCCGGAAAAGTTCGATTTGAGAATGAGCGTCCCGACCGTGGATGCGCTCAGGACCCCGGCGTTATAGATGGTCTTGCCGGTCGTGTTGCATGTCATGGTGAAAGAGCAGACGAGCGTGTCGTTTGTCTGCGAGATGGTCTCGCGGGTGAGCGTGGCACTTACCCGACTCTCGGTGGCCTCCGTGTCTAACGTCTTATCTGAACGCAAAGCCGTGACGTTGCCTGTGCCCCACGAGCCATAGAGAGTCTGAGCATCCAGGATATCCGTGAGCCATGCCAGGGCCGCGTAAGTGAAGACATCAGCCATCAGTCACCTCCGTTTGGGAGATCACGTTGCCCTGGGCGTCGTAATCGGTCTCGACGGTGATTTGCTCTACCCGTTCAGTCCCGTCCGGCTGCTGGCGAGTGACGGTCATCTCGCAGGTAAGGACATATCCATTGGGTCCGGCTTCCATAAGGTCTCTCCTATTCGTAGCGCCGACGGAAACTGACGGCGAGGGAAAAGTCCGCAGATGACTTGATGACGGCGTTTGAGCCGACGGCGAGTGTAGGAAAGGCGGCGGCGCTTGAGGTATTACCGAAGTCCCGACTGCCGTTTAGTTTCACGTCCGGCAGATCGGTTTCGATCACGAGCACGTCTGCATTCACGAGCGCCCCGGTGTAGACGAATTCCTCGCCGCCCACGGAGAACGTGAGACCGGTCGCCAGCGTGTCGGAAACCGTGCAGGTATACGTGGGGTGAGTCTCTAGCTGGCCGGTGTTGTAGACCTTCCCGTTGGTTCCAGCGATGGTGACGCTCTGCGCGCCCTCGTCTTCCCACCAGGGATAGCGCTCAAGCCGCCATTCCCACTCGGCTACGGTGACGAGGTAGGGCAGAGAATCAATGTCAAGCTCGAATCCCAAAGAGCGGGCCATAGTCCGCATCCCGGGCCGGTCGGGAACGATAAGCGCTCCCCATCCCAACTCCGGCGACATATAGCCGCGCAGAGTCCGCAGGGCGGCCACAAGCTCATCGTGAGTATCCTCGGCTACCACACAGTGATAGGCGATCTTCTCCAGACTCCGCCGAACAACCACGTCATTCGGCACTGAGCGTCCAGGAGTCCAAGCACGGGCCACTTCCTGCCCAGCCAGCGACTGGTGCCCGGACACCCGCGAGGTCACCAGGCCATAAGCGCCGAGATCCACACCATGAAAATACTTGGAAGCGATATCAGACAAGGTTCCTCCAACCAAAAGAGCCGCTCCGAAAAGCGGCTCACGCGAGAGGGATATGTACGAACGGTTAGTTCAGATAGCGGGCGTTGTACTGAGCCCGACCCAGTTGCCGGGAGACCTGTTCACAGAGACGGTCGGCCACCTCTTGGGTGACGGTCACCGGCCCGTCGGTCACCAGCCGCACGGTTACCTCACCGCCTATCTGCAAGCCCTGGTTCGGAGCCAAAACCCGCTCCGGCTGGCCGGTGTTGTTGACGGCGAGAGTCTTGCCGGGCATGAGCCAGCCGCCCTGGTCGTACTGACGCCACCAGTCGTTAGATGCGTAGGTACTTCCCGTGTAGGAGCCCACCGGCTCATAAGCGCCGATAAAGGGATTCCATTGATACTCCGGGTCCCAAGAACCGTCACCGTAGATGACGTTCTCGCCGCCCGGAGCGCCGTTCACCCGGTAGAGGTATTCCATAAGAGTTTCGCCGGGGCGACGGTCTGGTGTACTTGAGGGCGTACTTCCGGTCGGGACGGAGGGCGTACTTCCGGCCGGGACGGAGGGCGTGCTCCCCACGGTGGACCACGTACCGCCCGCCGTGCCTGTGCTCGTGCCTCCCGCCGCGTGTACGGCCGCTCCGGTAATCTGCTCGGCGGTGCCCATCGCTATGCCGATAAGCTCAGCGTAGCGCTCCACCAGGAGATCAAGCTGCTGCTGCTGGGACTTCTCAAGAGCCGCAAGCTGGG